TGCAGATGCAAAGGTTGCTGAAGTTCGTGCAGCAGTTGCAGATGTAGCAATGCCAAAGGTTGGCGGTGCAAAGGTAACCCGTGAGGAGCGTACCTATACACCAAATTCAGGAGCATCATTTATTAAAGATGCTTTCAACGCACAATTCAAATCTGATTTCAGTGCATCAGATCGCCTTGCTCGCCACATGCGTGAGGAAGAAGTTGAGCGCCGTGATGGAACAACTGCAAACTTTGAAGGTTTAGTAGTTCCACAATACTTAACTGATCTTGCAGCACCTCTTGCTCGTGCAGGTCGCCCAACAGCAGACTTTGCAACAAACAAGATGGCACTACCAGCATCTGGCATGACTTTAAACATCAGCCGTATGACTACTGGTACATCAACTGCAATTCAACAAACTCAGGCAACTGATGTTTCAGAAACAGATGCTGACGACACCCTGTTCACTATAAATGTGCGCACGATTGCTGGCCAGCAGGATCTGAGTAGACAAGCCATTGAAAGAGGAACAGGAATTGATTCCTTCGTAATTGGCGATCTAATTCGTTCATGGCACACAACATTGAATTCACAAATCATCAATGGTGCAGGAACAAATGGAACTATCAAGGGTATTCGTGCCTCTGGTGGAAATGCAATTACTTTCACTGCAACAACTCCAACAGTTGCATTGCTTTATCCAAAGTTGGCAGATGCGTTGCAGAAAGTTCAAAGCAATGTATTTACAACTCCAACTCATTGGATTATGCACCCACGCCGCCTAGCATTCTTGCTAGCAGGTGTTGATGGTTCAAACCGCCCATTAGTAGTTCCATCAGCAAACGGCCCAATGAACGCCGTTGCAACAGGAGCAGGAGCAGCACAATATGCAAACTCAGGTTACCAACTACTTGGTTTGCCAATCATTGCAGATGCTTCAGTTCAAACTACTCTAAGCACTGATCAAGATGAAATCTACTTGGTTGATGCCCGTGAGATGCACCTATGGGAGCAACCAGGATCACCATTCTCACTTCGTTTCGAAGCGACAAATGCTGGTTCATTAACTGTAAAGAGCGTTGTTTACGGCTACGCCGCATTCACCGCAGAACGCTATCCATTAGCCGCTTCAATCATTAGCGGAACTGGCTTAGCAGCACCTTCGTTCTAACTAGAACGAATTAAGAACTGTTTAGGCGACTTAACCTCCCCCGATTAAGTCGCCTAAACTCCCAAATAGTTCGGGGGAACTATGAAAACTGCACATAAAGTAACAATAGGCTCTTGCGATTCAGGCCAAGTTAATGGATCGTTTGCTTACACATTAATCCAATTAGCCCAATCAAGATCATCAAGATTAGGGCCATTTGTTAGAGTTAAAGGTTCAGGATTACTTTCTAAGATTCGTAATCAAATAGTCAAACAGTTTTTAGATAATACAAAATCTGATTGGCTTCTTATGGTAGATAGCGATCAGCAATTAGGCGTGGCAACTTTTGATAAGTTAATTGATACCGCCCACGATTTAGAACGGCCAGTTGTAGCAGGTTTAGTATTCGCTGCCTTTAATGATGGCAAGAGCGAATATCCAAAACCAGTTCCAGCCATTTTTCAAGATACGCCAGAGGGATTCTTACCTCTCTATAAATATGATGAGAATAAAGTTTTTGAGATAGATGCAGCAGGCACTGGATGCCTTCTTATTCATCGCAGTGTTTTAGAAAAGATGCGTGAAACTGCCGATCCAAGTATGGGCAAGAATTGGTGCTGGTTTTGGGATGGGCCTGTAAATGGCGAATGGATAGGCGAAGATTTACTTTTCAGCCGCCGCATTCGTTCCCTTGGTTTTCCAATATATGTAAATACTGCGGCAATTTTGCCTCATCAAAAATCATATTGGCTAGATGATAGGCATCACAAATTATGGAAACATTAAAAAAGATTTTTAAGAAAAGAATTAAGCCAAAGGAAACGGCAACTGCCGAGCCTAGACTTGAAAGAGCGATTTTACCTAAAGCGGAAAGAAGGATAAAGCGTGGCAATTGTTAATGGTTACTGCACACTTGCTGAACTAAAAGCATCATTAAATATCACAGATTCAGTTGATGATACCGCTTTAGAAACAGCAATTACCGCCGCTAGTAGAATGATTGATGATTATACTGAGCGTTTCTTTTATGTTAATGGCACAACTCAATCAACAGTAACTCGCTATTACACTCCAGTTGATCCATACACAGTAAACATTGATGATGTGATAACAGTTACCGAAGTTGCCACCGATGATAATTTTGATCGGACTTATGGAACTGTTTGGGCAACTAGCGATTTTATGGTTGAGCCAATAAACAACCCAACTAAATCTTGGCCTTACAATAGAGTTCTAGCAATTGGCGCTTATATTTTCCCTTACCAATTACCTCAATCACTTCGAGTTAAAGGCATTTGGGGATTCTCTGCAATACCACCTGAAGTTAATATGGCTGCTCTAATTCAATCATCACGCTTATTTGGTCGCAGGCAATCACCATTTGGAATCGCTGGTAGCCCTGAAATGGGAACTGTTAGATTGTATTCTCGCCTCGATGCAGATGTTGAAGTATTGCTTCGCCCATTCCGCAAGAATGGTGGCTTGGCTAAGTGATTCCAAGCAATGTTAGAGATGGTTTAAAAACTAGATTACAAACAATTACTGGATTAAGAGTTTATGATTTAATCCCAGATACAGTAAGCCCACCAGCAGCAGTGGTTGGGCAATTAGATTTCACCTTCGATATAAACAATGCAAGAGGCTTGGATCAAGCAAATTGCGATGTGTTGGTGATTGTTCAACGCCTATCAGAGCGAGTAGCCCAAGATAAGTTAGATGCTTTTCTAGCAGGGTCAGGGGCTGGCTCAATTAAGGCCGCAATTGAAGGTGATAGAACTTTAGGTGGAACAGTGAACACGCTTAGAGTTATTAGCGCCGAAGGCGGAACTTATGATTCTGCTGGCAGTTTATTCCTATCTTACAGATACCGCCTCACAATTTGGGGTTAAGGAGAAAAAAATGTCTTACATCGTTACCTCAGAATTAGAGGTTTGTAATAAAGTAAAAGGTGATGCAATCACTGAAAAAGAATTGCTTAGTGCAGGAGCCAACATCGAAGCATTGATCGAGGGCAACCACATTAAGGCAGCAGGGGGAATTATCAAACCAGCAATCCAAGAAGGAGCCGACAAATAATGGCAAGAATCGTATTAACAAATGCGCAGATCACGATAAATGCAGTTGATTTATCTGATCATATCGCAAGTGTAACTTTAAGCACATCTAATGATGTTATAGAAACAACAGGATTTTCATCAACTGCGGCAAGAACTCGTGTTGCTGGTTTGGCTGATAATTCCATAACTCTTGAGTTTCATCAAGATTTTGCAACATCAAATGTAGAAGCAACAATTTTTCCATTAATTGGAACTAATACAACAGTTGTTGTAAAACCAACTTCATCAGCAGTTAGCGCAACCAACCCTTCCTATTCATGCTCTGCGGCAGTAGTAGAATGGCAACCGCTCTCAGGTGCAATTGGCGAACTAGCCACCGCATCTGTTACCTGGCCAATCTCTGGCGCAATTACTAAGGCGGTCTAATAATGCCAAGAATAGTATTAACAAATGCTTCAGTTGTTTTCGCAAGTGCTGATCTTTCAAGTTATGTAAGTTCAATAACTTTAAGCACCTCACTAGATGTAGTTGATACAACTGCATTTGGCAGCACTGCTCGTTCCCGTGTAGCAGGATTAGCCGATAATCAGGTAACAATTGAATTTTTCCAGGACTTCGGCTCTGGACTTCTTGAATCAATTATTTATCCTACAATCGGAACATCTGCTGCAATGGTAATTAAGCCAGTGGCAGGAACTACAACTACAAGCAATCCGCAATTTGCGTTTAACGCCTTGGTTTCAGAATGGCAACCGCTTTCAGGTGCCGTTGGTGAACTAGCAACAGCAAGTGTTACCTGGCCAATATCAGGTGCAATAACAAAAACAACAACATAACTAACTAGGGG